GCTTCTTACTGTAAATACTTGTGATCCCATAAATTAAAATTTTGAGTCTGGATAATGTTCATCATCATACCAACATGTAGTTGTTGGATCATCTATATCATATTCTTCGTCTTTTGTTTCAGATACTCTGTTTATATCACGGACAAGAAGTATCCATACAGTTACTATAACTGCAATAAAAATGTAAATAAACATAATGGGTTAGTATTAAATGTACTTAAACCTGGTTTGTTTTTTTGGTCTTCCTCTGTAATGAGTTGGTCTATTTTTTTCTCTACTGCTTAACTCACTAGTTAAAGTACCGTAGGGAATATTGAAAAATTGAGAAGCTTCTTTAAGAGAGTCAAAAACTTTTCCAGTTTCTATGTGAAGAACTTTTTTGCAAAGAGTTTTAGATATTTTTTTCTTATGTTCTTCGGAAACTTTCCAACCTACTTTTTTTCTACCATCATACATCTTTTGTAACATTTCAGGAGTAAATCTTTTTTTAGCAGACTCTTTCATCTTTTGTTTAGTCTCTTCTGATTTGAACTCACAAACATCATCGATCTTTGGTAGAACTAAGTTTAATCCATTTTCTCCTAGAACATTGTACAATGTACCATACTCATATTCTTTTTTTCTCAACTCTTCTCTAGAACATATTTCTAATATCTCAAATACATGGTTATCCCAACCATATTTTAATATGCTTCTATACACTTTTATTTGACCTCTACAGTATCCTTTTTTATATCTTGACTTTCTTTGAGCAATGTTTATTGTACTGCCTACATAAACTTCTCCTTTTGGATTTGTAATCTTATAAACACCTATCATATTTGTTTTTTTAGACAACAAATATAAAACAAAGATTTGACATTTCCAAATTTAGTTTGCTAAAAGTTTTTAATCAGATATGCGAAGACCAAACTGGAGATTAAACCAGCTAAAAGTGTTCTCCGCTCGTTTTTTGTTGAATTTAAACACCTTACGAAGCAGAGGGATTGCATATGCTTTAAACAGCTCAAATTGTGTTGTAGTCATGGTCCACTGATGGTACCAATCTTCTAACTTACGAGCTTCTTCTGTTGTTTTGCCAATCATATTTAACTGATACTCAACGAGATGTTCAGAGATGTTAGCTCTGTTTACCACCACCTTGGGTTCAGGAAAGAATCTGTTGTGCTTCAGCTCAGTGATGAAGTCCTTCTTATCCCAAACTTCTACATGTGGGCGATCTTCTATGAATGACAGTTTTATGATGTCCCCTTTGATGTAACTAATGAAACAAGGAGTACCGACATAATCCTTGAATCTGTCTCCTTTTTTAATGTTCATATTAGTTAGTTTTTCTGTGTGAATATCTGTCTTTGTACTCCCAACCAGTGAAGGTTTTTGCTTTTGGAGTGTTTCTTTTCTGCTCTCTTTCTTTGAGAAGCTTATATGTTTTTCTTTCATCCTTCCTCATCTCGGTTATTCTTTTAGGTGCAGGATGTTCAGGAAACTCTATACCTTCTTCCTTAACCTTTTGTAGCTCAGCCAGTATTCTTTGTCTTGGATGAGTGAAAGGAAGAGGCTTTTGCTTCTTGTGTACCATCAAAATAAACTTAATTAATCAACTTTGCTGTAATTTTGTCTTTAGTTAAACTTTTTTCTAAAAGAGGGAAAGCTGGTTAGGATTTGTAACCACCTTACGAGCTTTGCCTTCTGTTTCAATCTTTCTGATTAGTTTCTCAGCACGCTCGATGTAATAACTATAATTTACATTATCCAGAGGATGGTTTTTGTTCAGTTGATTGCATACAGTGGCTAGCCACTCACCAGCTTCCACTTGGGAAACAGCTGCAGCACCACTTGTAGAATCCTCATTCTTAACCTTTAGAAGCTTTTCTCCTGTATTAGAGATGTAATAACGAATCAGTTTATTGTAAATAGTCTTCTCACCTGTGGATCTATCTATTCCTTCATAATGAAAGTCACTGCTGGCTTTCTGCCTTAAGCAGAAGTCAAAGATATTATTATGACTCCTAATAGTACTGTCAACAGGTATATTATTAACAAAATATTGTTCCAAAGCAATTGGGACAATACGCGCTGACTTGTTCTTATGAAGCTCGAAATCCGTGAGGAAATCTCCTTTCTTCTTAACTTCTCCATCTGTTTTTATTGCAATATAGTCATTTACTGTGGAAAATATAATTTTTTGATAATCAGCTCTTTCTAGCTCATAACTAGTGAGCTCAGACCACCAGGTATTTATCTCATGCATCTTGTCAATCAGTGTCTTCTTTATTCTAATGGTGACACCGTCTGTATTAGCAGAGATAACATTAATACCAGCTAGCTCATAAGCCTCAATAAGCATCATTAAGCTAAGCTCACCCGTTATAGTGGTGAACATGGTAAGCTGTCTATCATAGATCCAGTTTTGCATGTCACTAGACTTACCATAAACTGAGTTTACAGCAAGCTTCAGTGCACCTACAATACCCTTGATCTTCTTATCCTTCTTAGCTAAAGGCTTGAGTTCCAATCGTTTCTCAAACATTTGCTTATATCCACGAAGGAATTCTGGTCCTAAATGACCAGGATAGCGCCCATTATTGATGATGATGGCTGGATAATAGCTGGATACATCCCAATCTATTATTTCATATTCTTCATCAGCCTCAAACATCTTGGGCTTATTCTCTGTATGTAAACCACCTTTCATGAAGGAATACACATTCCCATAGAAATGCAGTTCTTCTTTAAAGTCATCCTGCAGAGCAAGCTTTATCTTCTTTATCTTCTTGAGAAATTCTTGCAGCTGTGGTGTTTGAAACTCCACATAGTCTGCAATGCATTCCTTAACATAGAAAGGTTTCCTGAATAGGCCCTTCTTTGGAAGATCAGCATACTGTATACCCTTCTGTTCGCAGTAGTACTTCTTAATCATCTCATCACCAATCTTACTGTCAGAATAGTTCAAACATGGTATACCAAACTCTTCATAGATATCTTGCCTGAGCTCAATCCTGTTATCACCTTTATACAGAGGATGATCTGTATCCCCAATAGTCACCTTATAGAACTGATAGGTAGCAAAGACATCATTCTTACAATAGTCTTTGGTGAGCTCTATTTCCTCATGAGTCATATCAGTTTTACTGTGGTGGATGGGCATCTCTTCAATGTTCTCCAGATCCATTTCAAACTCTAGTCTCTTCAGACTCACCCTTCGATTCTTATTATCAAAGTGGTGAATCTTGAAAAGATCTAGTTGACGTAGGGATAAATCACTTTCTCTGTATTCAGGAAATACATCATAGTTTGCATCATGAATAACATCTGCAGCCTTTTCAGCAATCTTTGCAGCAATCTCAAGACCACTGAGATCATGCCAATACTCACAGTTACGGAGCACCCACTCAATCACTTGACTGTCAAAACGTAGATTGTTATAACCCACCCAATAATAATCCTTGTGAGTCTCTGTAAACTTAACAAACTTGCTTAGGTCATTCTTGAATTTGCTCACCTCAAACTCATGGTATTCATCTGTCACTACATCTTGTATTCCTACAAGAAATAGCTCTTTCATGGTCTCTATGTCGTAGATTACTACATCCATTACTAATTATTTTATTGATTTTATGAACTCTTCACCTTTATTGATTAGTTCAGTCAACACCTTAAGTTCTTTTGATTTCAACACTTCCTTTACACCCTTATTAGACCAGTATTCTTGATATTTGTCTCGTGGAATAGCATTCCATGTCTCAGTGTGAGGGTTGTAATGAAATACGTAATTATACACTTTTTGCATTTCTCTTCTTTTTAGCAGCAGCTCTTTTCTTTGATTTTTCTTCATCAAGTTGCTTTTTGTACAAAGCAAGAGTCATAGCTACATGAATTAACTGATGAAACTCGTTATTTTCATCATCATCTGAAATTAATCCAGCTAATGCTGCAATAAGATCTTGTCTTTCACCCTCTACAGTAACAGTAACTTCTTTATCATTATTGCATACAATCTCGATTCTTCCTTTTTCTTTCTTTGCCATTT